TGAAGGTCATTTCCCATCCCGAACGATAGCGTGGTTCACCTTTGCCTACATATTTTTGACGGTTACGAACGGTGTACGTTCCTTGACGGAAGTTGGCCATAGCTTACTGCCTGATGTTGTGTGCAATATAATAATTAGGCGTTGTTGGAACATTAAGACCTAACAAGGTCGCTGGACTTTGGAATGAGTTAAGATAGTAGGCAAAGGTTAGTGTAATCTGCGGAGCAGATTCGCCTTGTATTTGCTGTAATAATGTTGCCGCTGGAATTTGACTGGCAGTTACTATACGAAAAAAAACAGTGGTAAAAGTGTCTGCTTGTCGTTGAGTACTAAAAACTGAACGCAAATAAGAATTTACAATATCATATTCGTCAACTGGAATACTGGCATTATATTTGTAAAATTGATCAAAGATTTTTACTGTTTGATCTATTCCAGGATTAGCGTTATTAACGGTTGCCATTAGTAAGCGCCTCCACCATTAATCACTCCTGTACCGGGAGCAACTGTAGGTGCCTTAAGAAATATCATTCCATTGGCTGCATTAACACCTTTACTTACTGCCCCAGGTAAAGAGTGTAGAGCAACGTTATATGCTTGTTGCTTGACTTCGCTATTGAGAATATTACCAAGATTGGCATTTCTAAATGTGTTGTAGGCTGTGCCTGCTGTTTGTACAGCCCCAATAACGTTTTGTAATCCGCCTTGGCCCGAGGCCAATGCCTGTAAATCACTAATGCCGCCTTCAACAGCATCAAGTAGGCCGCCTTGTCCAAATACTGATTGTGTGCCGCCAGGGCGTGTAATACCTGATGGAATGGTGTCATAATGGGCTGGATCAGCAAAGCCCGCAACTGTATTGCTTGGTTTAGCGCCGCCAACAGAACCTGAATAGTATTTTACAGTTTCGTATTCTATCTGTACATCATTTTGCATAGTACCACCACCTTCGTAGTAGTCATATTGATCTGAATTCCAACTTGAAATAATAGGATTTATCAGAGTCCATTGCGCAAATTTCTTTTGATTTAATCCATAGATTGTAATATCGCGAAAGAATGGTGGTTTGCCTGAGGTACCACCTAACAAAGGATTAGTACCGTCTGAGTATGATTCACCAACATAACCCCAGTCGGCTGTTAATCTTGTTTGGTTATAGATATCTGATGTGTTATAGTTGAAGCCATTACTTAATGTTTGTAATTGACCAATGGTTCCAGATGTTGCTGAAACATTTTGATAGGGTTGGCTTGGATCTTTGTAATAGTATGTAAAATAATTATACCACATATTACGAATTACATCCGATTGATCATCGTGAAACATAATACGACTTGGCTCGTAGCGTATCTTAGATTGTACCAACCGCTTACGATTATACTGATTCATTACAGTAGTATCAATTTTAAACTTTGGTAATTCAACGTTTTTAACTAATAGACCAATAGTGGCTATGTCGCCTGAGCCATAGGCTGCTTGTAGTTGTGGAATCTCTGCTGTGTTGATATTAAAGAAAACATGAAATAGGAACTTAAACTTAGGAGTAAGTGCATATCCATCGGATACAAAAGTTTTGGAAGCGTGAGTATAGTCTTTTAGGCCAGGGGGTGTAAATGCCCCCTCAGCAAATTGTTGTAAAAGACTGCCGCCTTGGCCAAAGAAGCCAGTGCTCATGTTATTTAGATACCAGCGCCAGTAGCAATGTCGCCAATAGTAGGAACAAATCCAGCATTGTAAGCATTAGTTTCAATAGCGTTGTCAAATTTAATTGTTAATGATATTTTAGCTGCTTCACTAGTACCATAGTCAAATCCGTTAAAGTTAACGTCATGGAGGTAGCAACCTAAAATTTGCCATGTTTCTAATGTTGTTGGAGCATTTGTACCGTTACCACCGTCTAATACTTCAAACTGTGTGATAAACTTGTAGTCAATACCAGAAGCCGCAGAACTTTGCTCAACAAAGTCCAACTGTTTCTGTAACTGTTCGTTAACTAAACGACTAACGTTACCAGCAGCATCGTCACGGATGTCGCAAGTAATATCATTCCAGGTGTACTTACCAGCTACTTTGACTGTGGAGTTGTAGACTGGCAATTTGATTTCTTCAAACTGAACGTGTGGGCGATCAAACTTCATGACCTGTTTTGTTAATTCTGTTACTGGTGTACTGATACCAAAGTTTTGAAACGTTACGCGGAAGCGAAACGTTAATTTTGGCATTAACAAACCTTGTGTTGGCGCACTCTGATCATTGTTCAGAGGAACTGTCATGTTAGTTAATGATGATGTTGCCATTGTTTAATCTCCTATATACTTTATTTAGCTTAATTTAATACCCCAATTAAGCGGCAGCCTGAGCAGCAATAGCACCTGTATTCTCAATACGCATTGGAATATAGATAAACTCAACTGCTTTAACTGGCTCAATAGCAATATCAACCCATAACTGATTAGCATCAATTGTAGTTGGTGTATTGTTTGTATTGTCGCAAACTACCAAATAGTCATACAAACCACGTTTGGCTACTAGATCAATCATCAAACTTGTAATTGAGTTAGTAATCTGCTGACGTGTAATTTGATCGTTTGGTTCAAACAGATACTGTTTACCAATGGTCTCTAAACGTGAGCGAATAAATGATACCAAACGAGCTACGTTAATACGATCTAATGCTGTAGATGTACCCTGTAACGTTTTATTACCAAAGTTAGTAATACCAACACCTGGAATAAAGGTGATTGGATTAATATTATTAGTGTATAAAACATCGCGTAGACCCTGGCCAACACCCAATGGTTGGAATGTGCCGGTTGCGGCCTCAACATAACCAATCTGTGTAGCATTGTCTACAACTCCGCGGCGTGTACCAGCTGGTGCTAACCATGGATAGGAAACAGAGTCGCTACGAATAATTGTACGAATCATCATGTGACTTGGGTAGGTAACAACTAAATTACCAGTCAAATCTGTTGTACGGCATGATGGATAGAACGCACCAGCATATGAACTGTTAGTTTGTAATCCGTCCGCTGTTAGTAATCCTAAACCGTTATTATTTGTGGCCCACTCAACAATATTGGCTGGAGTTAAACGTAATGGAGTATCAACAATAACAAATGCTGTGTCGCCGCGTTGGTCGTTTAATGCTGCCAAGTCTGGCGCTAGTTCAGGATAACCTGGACAAGCGATTAAGTTGTATACATTTTGTTCTTCAAGGACTGATGTATTTGCGTTGAGTGTAGCACGTAAACTTTCTACAATGATAGCACGCTGAGCTTGACGACCCATGTATGGCGAGCCATCTGGACGGTTGCCACTTGCGGTTACCCATGTATCTGTGTACTCTAATAATGTCCAATAACCTGTTGTGCTTGTTGGATTTTGATTAACGTTGGCGCCGTTGCCTGGAGTTACATCCCAAACATAAGTGTTGCCATCTGAACCCATTACATATTCGCCTTGTTTGTATGTTGTGGTTGATACCCACTCATAAACAGGATATGTTACTGAATTAAAATAGTTGCTCTGGAATGTCTTAATATTAAAGCCTGAACGACGTGTATTCCATAACAAAATACCATTTGGATAAAGTTCTGGGTTTGGAGCATCAATATCAACATAGTTGCTGGTCAACAAACTTGTAATTGTTGGCAATGCGCCGGCTACAGGATCTGTAGTGCCATTTGGCGCCCAGCGAGCATCGGCAAATACAATACCTTGACTTTGTGTTTGATCTGTATTAGCAATTTGGACCCACTGATCTTGGCCACTAACTTGCTGCCAACGCCATAGGCTTGGATAATTTTCTAGATCGCTAGTATTGACCCACAGATCACCATACACCAGTGGGCTAGCAGCCGTATTGGTTTGTGTAGTAGGTGCTGTAGCACTAATAATAGGACCAGTAGCGTTGGTCTGTGCTAAATTATAACCACGAGCATCGCTGGATACTGTTTGATAACCACACCATTGACCGTTGTTGTTGATTAAAATATCAACTTGCGTGGCATCACTGTAATACCAGTATGTGCCTGAGGCTGGATTTTGATCTGGAGCCACATCACTTGCTGTGTAGGTAAACAATGGATTACCAACCCAGTTACTTAATGTAACGCCTGTAAGATTTCCGTTAAACCAATGATTTCTTACTAACGGAGTTCCGGTAGTTGGTGTCTGAGCAACAAAACCGGCGGTAGTAATTGGAGTACCTGTACCTGTAACTAAATTAATATCTCCGCCTTGGCTATGTGTAAACACAATATTACCCGCAGAGTTAACTGTAGCAGAAACATAAGGAACAGCAGCAGCACTAACAGCCGCAACAAAATCAGCAGCTGTTGTGCCAGTAAGTGTTACTAATGTTAAGTTAGAAGTTGTACTAGTTTCGGCTGCAGTAGCTGAAATGTAAAAAGTGTTGCCACTTACAAATGTTGGATTTGTTGTTGTGCCAGTTACAACTGTTGGACCGGTAGCATAACGCTCAAGTATTAAAAATTCAGAATATAGACTGCCAGTAGGATCAACTTGAGCATAGGTTGTGCCAACAGGAATACTTGCGCCGCCACCTGTAGCATCAAAATTGTAGTTTGCTACCGCGTCGTTGGCATAAACTGGGCAGGCCTGTACTACAAATACACCTAATGTAGAATTAAATCTCTTGACTACTAAATTGGTACCTAAATTTACATTATTAATTTTTTGCCATATAGAACCAGTTGGCGCTCCACCAGCTGGACTTGTACTAAATGTATTCCAGTTTGGAACTGAGTAACTTGGACTTGGTTGATATTGAGAAGCATAGTATGTGCCAGTAGCAATACCTAGATCTGTTAATACTGTACCTGTTCCAGCAGCAATAGTAACTGTACCAGCACCACTTGCAGCTATTGAATTACAGAAAATGTTTAAGGCATTTCCAACGTCTGCGGCTCCAACGCCAGCAGATAATACACCACCAAAAGCAGCAAAGATTGCGTCACTAACGCCACGTACTGTGTTGTTTGGTGAATTAGGAACTGTGATAGTAGTATTGTTAATAAAAAATGTATTACCAGCAGTTAATGAAACTGGGGTATTGGTACCTTGAACAGTTGCCCA